TTTAAAGTCCAAGATGGAAAAGGTTTTGTATTTATAAAAGCATCTAAATCTGGATCATATGTTCCACCTATACCTGCAGAGTTTTTTCTCATAGGAGTTCCTCCTTCAGAATGTACATTTCCAAAAGTATTAATAGAAGTTTGAATCCATCTAACTCCATTTTCAGATAAAGGAGCAAAAGTTTTTACATATTCTTCTGCAGCTACAGAATACTCAGGTCTTTGTTCATTAAAAATATCATCACCTACTTTGATAACACTTAAAACATTATTATTTGAATCTAATTCTGCAAATGTAGCCATAATTAATCCGCTTGTACAGTCCCTGTTACGTTCATTGTAATAACAACAGTTCCATCTGGTTGTGCAGACGTTGTATTTGAACCTGGAGCAACTGTATAACTATAATCTCCTGGTCCTCTTAAAATAACTTTTCCAGTACCGCCTGTTGCACCGTCACCGCCACCACCTGTAAAAGTAGGTCCTCCATATTGTCCAGGAGTTCCAGGTTGTCCTGCTCCTCCGCCAGCATAACCTACAGAAGATCCAGATATTGAATTAGCTGCACCATCACCACCTTTACCACCTGTTGGTGTTAAAGCAGGACTTGGACTACCACCTTGTGATGCTCCTCCGCCACCAGCTCCACCTGGTTGTAATGGATAATTTTGTCCTCCACCTTTACCTTCAGGTGGATCATAGCCTCCAGCGTTTCCTCCGCCGCCTCCAGCTTGTGGGTTACCTGTAGCAGCTCCTCCGCCAGATCCTCCTGGCCAACCCGCTTTTGACCAATCTGGTGGTTGAGTTGGAAAAGCACCTGCTGGGCCTCCTCTTCCTCCACCTGTTGAATCAATTGTAAAAGTTCCACCAACAGCTATAGAATTACTTGCTCTTTGAGTTCCAGGATTAGAACCTGCTCCAACAGTTACTGGGTAAGGTGTTCCAGCAACTAATTCCATTTGAGTTCCGCCGGGAAAAGAAGTTCTATATCCTCCTGCTCCAGCTCCTCCTTGTTGTCCGCCACCGCCGCCAGCGACAACTAAATAATCCATTAAAGGTGGTCCTTTACTACCTTTACGTTGTCCGTATCCTCCTGCAGCTCCTGCTCCGAATGAACCTATAATTGGCATCTTTCTATAAACCTCCTATTATGCAAACTGTGTTTGAGAAGCTAACACTGTAAATGTTGCATCTCCAGTCTTTATAACAGTATAAGTGTATGCGTCAAGAGAGTCAGCATTACCTTCAGTTGGTGCTGCACCGCCTTGCCATTCTGGTGTAACACTAGATCCATCAACTTGAACAGCTGAGTTATAGTATGCGGTTCCACCTTGTTTTACGATATGAGCTACTGTTATTGATTCGCCAGTATCCATAATACTGTTTAAAGAATTTGATCCATCACCTCTAAGATTTAAAGTCCAGTTTCCTGAAGCATCTGTAGTGAAGTTCCATACAGCTTGAGTTAAAACATCATAATTAACTGTGCCTGTAGCAGCAGTCGCTTCAGTAGTAACTTTTTCAGCTAATTGTTGAATTTTACCACCACCGTTTAAAGTGACTCTTCCAATACCTTTAGGTGTTAAATTTAAATCAATATTTGTATCTCCACCTGTTGCTGATAAGTTAGGAGCATTTCCTGTAGCTGCGTTTGTTGCAGTCATTTCATTTACAGCAGAAGCAGTAGTTGCAAATTTAATTTGTTCGTTATCGTTTTCATCATTAATAGAGTTTCCACCATCAATTAAAATGTTATTTCCATTAGCGTCTAAATCACCGCCTAATTGAGGTGTAGTATCGTCTACAACTGCAGATATTGCTGTAGAAGAAAATCCTGCATCAACAATATTAGTACCGTCAGATATTAAAATTCTTGTTTCTTTTTCTGTAGCACCAAAAGTATAACCAGTTCCAGAAACTGTTTTAAATTGTACTGTAAAAGAACCTGTAGTTCCATTTATAACGATGTAAGATTTTTCAACACTATCTGGAATAGTAACAATTTGATTTCCAGTAATTGTTCCTGTTAATTTAATTATTTGATTTCTTCCATTTGAAAGAGTTGCGTCTGTGATTTCAAGAGGAGTTGTTTGAGCTCCACCTGCTATTGAAACTTCTTCATATCCTGCAATTGCTTGTTGAATTAAATTTAAGTTTGTATTTGTTTTATCACCCCATGTACCAGAGTTTTCCCCTGTTACCATTAGTTCTATACCTAGATCTGAATAACTTGATGCCATAAATTTTATCTCCTAAATAATTATAATTTTACCTTAATCATGCTGCCAAATCAACCTCTGTCCAAACATTAGTTACTCCAGGATCAATCTCTTGCCATGCAGTAACATTTACGGAACCAACCGAAATAGAAGCTAAATTACCCGTAACATCTATATTTGCTGTTCCTGTTACAGTTACAGAACCTACAGAACCTGTTAATTGTATGCCATCAACAGGGTATTTAGATGCTTGATCTGCTTGACCTGCGGTAGCCGTTAATTCTTGTCCTGTTACAGGTTCAATAGTAGACTGAATTAAAGATATATCTCCTATAGTCATTGAAGCTGAAATACCAGTAACAGGCACTTCAAGTTTTGGTTCTGGGACTACTTGGCCTATTGTACTTGTTAATTCGATACCTGTTACATCTACTGTAGCTGTGCCCGTAACATCTGCGATAGTTCCAATTTCAGCATCTAATTGATCTTCAGAAGCTAATACAAATACATCTTGGTCAATTTGAATTGAGAATGAAGGACTTGCATAAGTAATATCTAATTGAGAACCAGTGACGTTTACATCAATATCTATAGATGCAGTTTCATCTCCAATTGAAGAAGTTAATGAAATACCATTTAATTGAACCGAATAAGCGTCTCCCCAAGCTTGGTTTCCCCATTCTTGTCTACCCCAGCCTATATTTATTTCGCCATCTGCTGTTTCTTCACCAATATTTAGTGTTAAAGAATTTCCTGTTACAGGAACTGTTATAAAATTAGTATTGTCGCCCCAAGTTTGTTGTCCCCAAGTTTCTCTTCCCCAACCTAACTTAATTTCAGTATCTTGAGTTGTAGTGCCAATACTTGAAGATAAAGATAAACCAGTTACTCCTTGAGTGATATCATCTTGTTCACCCCAGTTGTTTATTCCCCAGTTATTCTCACCCCAAGCATTGGACATATCATTTTAGTTCCTTATTATGCAATTCTTAAAATTGCAGCAGAAGTTGTGAATGCAGGGAACTGGATTGTAAATGTTCCAGCTGTTGCAGTCTTGTCTCCACCGAAATCTAACACAGCAACTGCTTCAGTAGTACCTGTACCACCGTCAGTTGTTGTATTGTAAATCAAAGCACCTCTTGCTGTTAGTGTAACACCAGTGAAAGATAAATCAGCAAAGTCAGTAATAGCGACTCCTGATGAAACTTTAACACCTTGGTTTACTAAGGCTTTACCACCTGCAGTGTAACCTGCTGGTGAAGATACTTCTGATGTTGTAGAGTAGTTAGTTGTTGACGCACCTAAAGCAGCAGAAGAGTCATACATTGCTAATTTAAATGTATCTCCTCCACTATCAAAATCATGCTCACCACCTAACAATTGCTTTTTGAATGAATTACAAATTGCATTAGTTGTTATTGCCATAATTATTCTCCTTATAAAATTACGTATTTGGTGATGGTGAAGGTATCTTAATTCTTGGTACCCCATCATCATATTCTGCACGTCTTCTTCTCCCCATTTGTTGAAGAGCAAAATTCTGTACTTCTTCATTGTACTTTGTTTCGTACAGTTTGTACATATCCATAGGACCTTTTAGATATCTAAAAGCTTCAGCTAATACACCATGTAACAACATTGATTCTTGATAAGTAGATAAGAATGTATTATTACTTGCTGTGAACTCCGGTGGATCTGTGATGTAGTTTATTTGCACAGTATATGCAGAATTTGGTATAGGTGCTACAAGAATATTAAAATCATCCCAATTAGCCCAATATTTAGGAAGACCTGTAGCAGCATTATTATTATATTCAGAAATAAAACTTGTATCTCTTTTCTCTAAAAATGTTCTTGTGGATCCGTCAATCACTTGAACAGATCTTATGATAGTCAAATCAGCAGGCAAGCTTACATATCTGTTACCTGATGTAAACGTAGATGTTGAATATTTTCTAAGGTCATCATAATCAACTTTACCTGCAACATCGAGTTCAACAGATCTAATAAAATCTTGAATAATTTGATCAGTTAAAACTGTATTACTAACTTCAGTGTAGTTTCTTACTTGTGTTAAAAAATCTGAATGTGTAATTGCCATTATGTAATACTCACTGTTACGGATTTAACTTGTATTGATAATTGTCTTCGTCTATTTTGTAAAGATGGATCTGCAGGTTTCATCTCAGATGTACCTTGATTAATAAAAGCAAAATCTCCAGGAAGTGTTAAATTAGCAACACCAACTGAAGCTCCGCCTGAATCTGCTTGAACACCATCTCTATTAGTAGGTTGTTGGAATCTTTGTGGTCTTGTATTTTGTAATGCGATTGCATCAGCTACAATACGCTTTCTTCTAATTTGAGGATGTTTAGGCTCAAACTCAGAATAATGAACTAAAGATCCGTTCCATTCTTTAACCATCTCATTATATGGAAATGCCATACCTGATCTATCGGAAATAGCTTGTGATGTTTTACCTGTAGCCCATTTTGGCATAATTAAACTCCATTAGGATAAAAAGATTGTGGAGTAATAAATGTAGATGCTCTTTGACCATCTTCATCTAACGCTCTTTTCAATTCATCCTCATAAATTAATTTATTTTGTTGTACTAGCTGTGGAGCTTTTTTCATAGAGATATAATAAGCTAAACCTGCGCACATGCACGGTAAAAATCTGTATGCAACATCTGCATCATTTGTATATGCACCTGCATCTTCAATTCTTTTAATTACGTAAAATTTTAAAGTATTGTAAGTATTTAAATCTGGTGCTTGGTACAAATATATTTTAGGTGTTGTTTGTCTATCAACATAATATTGTGATGGTTGTCCAGTTGCTAATTTGTTAGGTAATGCAGCATATGCTGATCTATCAATTTTAGTAATTGAAACATCTTGTGTATTTGCGTTGTTTGATGCTGCTGCAGTTGATGATACATAAGCTTCAAGCACATCATTCACATCTGAATCAACTGTATATTCCGCTTGCCCTGCAACTAAAGGTATTTCATTTAATTCTGTTTTCCATAAATGAATAC